CCCAGCCGGGGTCGCGAGGCATGCCCTCGTCCCTGATGATGCGGATCCGATCCAGGTCATCCTTCGGGATGCGGAATTTCTCGAGCCGTAGGTTCCCTAGCTCGGCTTCGGGGTAGTCAACCTGATATCGTCGCCACCCCTGATTCTGCTCGCCGTTCAGGATTTCCATAGCCTCGGCTAGCGAGATGATCTCGCTCATGCCGCCGTCCTTTCCCATAGCTCGTCACCGATGTCGGTGTGCGGGTGGAAAGGCGCTTCCCATCGGCCGTCTATCCTGACCTTCAGGAACTCGCGGCTCTCGTGCGAGTTGGTCTCGGCATCGAAGTCGAGCAGCGCCCGTAGTACGCCCAGGTAATCCCTGAACCGCACGTTGATAGTCACGGTAGGCATAACCTGAATCGGCTTACGGCACTGTCCGTCGGGGCCGGGGTAGCTCGTATCGACTGTCTCAATGTACAGCCCAACACCAACCTCATATTCGCTCGTGGCGACTGCCGCAAACCTAAAGCCTGGCTTGAATGCTACGCTATTGATGATCCTTTCGGCTTCTACTGCTTTCATTTTTACCTCTCTTCCTTTCTCATGTTAGTGCCTTCCTCGGGCTACTCGCGGGGGCGCGGTTGCCGCCTAGGTCGGCGCGGTTCGCGAACGCCGCGCCCGCGTTGTAGGCGGACTGGCTGAACGCCGGTTCCTTATAGGCGATCGGGGCGTGCTCGCGGCAGTAACCCGACTTGGCCTTGGCGCACCGCTTACAGGGCTCGCGCTTAATCGTCGGGCCCGCAGTGAACAGGTCCGGGTTGTCCTCCTTGTAGAAGTCCATCAGATCCTGCATGCTAACCTTGATAGCTAGCTCGGCGCCGGGCTCGGCCTGACGCTCGTTCTCTAGCCGGTACAGGCGGTCACGGATACGCTGAACGTAGCCCTGGGCCGCACTACTGCGGTAGGTACTCGCGCGCTTGATCGTGGTTGGGTTCTCGCCCTGGCGCTCGCACTCGGCTCGGTACAGCTTGCGGTACTGGCCCGACAGCCGACCGTACGGAATATGCTCCGTGGGCCCTTCCCATGGGCTACCCTTAGAGAAGAATGCCTTAGGCATACCTGCATCGTACAGCGTGTAGCCGTACTTCTCAGCGATCTCTCGCCAGTCGTAACCGGCGTTGTGAAGCGCATAGACGTTCAGCTGAATACTCAGGGCTGGGTCGATCTTCGGCGCTAGCACGCCTAGCATGTGAAGGCTCAGGTTCGTATAGAGCATCTCCGCATACTTGCGGTCGCTCTCGAAACCGTAGAGCTTGCTCACGCTCACGTCGCCCTCGTACCTCGTGTAGTGCCTCGTCTTACAGCGAGTCACCTTTGCGATCGCATCGAGCAGACGGATCGAGTGCCAGCTAAGCGCTCCGCGGACCATGTAGATGTCAGTCACGCCGGGCTTTGCCCGCTCGGCCGCAGACTTCGACACGTTCTCCAGGATCTCGTCAATGCCTAGCTTGTACATGATGGCGTCGGCTCGCTCCTGTGCTAGTGCCTGCTCATGTAGCGTCGCCGCGCGCTGCTCGGGGGTGGCGGCCGGGTCAATGTCGGCCGTAGCCATCGCGATCAGCTTCTGGGCTATGTTGATGAGTCTCTCGTTGGTCATTCGTACTCTCCTCCTTTCACTTCATCAGCGACAACCAGCCCTAGCCCGTCGCCGTACTCGGTGATGTCTAGGACGTTCTCGCCCTGGGCTTCTCGGGCCCAGTCAACGGCTTCCTGGTCGGTCGCAAACACGGCGCTCGCGCCGACGTAGCCGCGCGGGGTGATTATCGTATAGTTCATATTTTTCCTTCCACACGGTATAACGCTGGAAGGGCTGCAAATATTTCCTCGTAGCCTGATTACCTCAAGTGTACCGTACGGTGTGGGCAAAGTAAAGGGCCCGACTGCACCGTGACCAGCCGGGCCCGCCCATCAGAACTCTGTGTCGATGATCGACTGGTGAGCGTTGATCTCAAGCTTACGCTCGCGGTTCTCGCGGCTGTAGGGGTCTTTCGCGACCTCCTCCTGTAGCCTCGCTACCTTCTCCTGCAGCGCTACCCGCGTACGGTTGGCGTCCTCAAGCTTGAGCTTGACTGTGAAATTCCTGTTGGCTGCCATTTTCACCTCGATCCTTCAGCGAACAGCGCCGCGTACCGCTTCGCGGCGTCGGCGGTGTCTGTCGCGTTGATGGTACAGCGGTCGATCAGTTCCATTCGGCCCGCGTCGTTCTTCGCCATCACCGTAATCTCGTGCAGCTTCAGCGTGGCGACCTTCATGGCTGTCATGACTGCGGCACCCATCCGCCGCGCCCGTCAGCAACGCTGCCGTCGTTTGGCTTCGCCTTACCGGCGTTCGTCGCGGCGCGCACCTCGTCCTCGCTCAGGACATCCACGAGGAAGTCCCAGTGAGTCTTGAGATTGCTCATCGCCACCTTCAGATCGACGGCCTCGCTCACGACGCCGTTACCGTGCGGGTCGAGTGCCTGGCCGCTGTTCAGCCGGTGCTCGGCCTCGTCTAGCTGGATCCGCATTCGGCTGATAGCCTGGCGGATGTCGTACTCGGCTGAGTTCACACCAGACATCGCCTGGTATGCCACGGCACCAACCGTGTCGTCATGAGTCAGTTCCACGTGCCGCTTTGCGGCGTACGGGAAGCGATCCTTAGCTCCTAGATAACCCATTCTCATTTCCTCCTTTCACTACGTATAACGTCAAACCCTCCTGCAGTATTTCCTCACTCGTGAGGTAGGTTCTTGGTACACGGCAGGTAGGTCGTGTAGCTCTGAGCGTCGTCGTCGGTCATGCCCGGCTCAACCTCGCCGTAAGCGCAGCCGCCCGGCAGGAAGTCCGTCCAGAACCAGCGGGCGCCGTCCTCGACAACCTCGGCGTCGATCGTGTTCGCGTCCTGGTACTTGCCGTTCTTAAGGCCACGAGTCACGTCCTGGCACCCGGCCTTGTGAACCTCCGGGTCATTCGACCTAGTAGCCGCGACGGTAATCTTGAATGTCATTTTTCGCCTCCTTTCGGTTTTGCTCTTCTACTACGTATAACGTCCAGGAGGCCAGTTTTATTTCCGATCTTCAGCGTCTGCCCCACCACGCGAGTAGGCCCAAGACGATGCCGGCTGACAGATACACCACTGCCAGCCAGCCGATCGCGTGTCCTATGCTCATGGCGCCTCTGGGTCTGGCAGCGACACCACGAGGTCTCTGCTGCCTAGCTGTACCGCCTCTTCCTCGGTCAGGTACACCTTTCCCTTGAAATCGACTCGGTACAGCCCGGCGTGGATGCCCTGATCGCAGAATACCGACGGCTGCTGATACAGGAACACCTTGAGCACCGGGGCGCCGGTTACCGCGTCGGGCTTGTCGTGCTGGATTTCGCTCATATTTCCTCCTCTGTAATGTGCTTCGGGTCGGCGTGGTCGTGTATCGGCTCGGTATGACCCCGGCCGTGCACGACGTAATGCCTGTTACGTAGGTCGTTCTCGAACGGCAGAAGGACACGGCCGTTCAGACTGTGACTCTTCTCCTTCACGTGGCGCCGGATCATCCACAGGTCTGGTAGCTCGTTGCCCCGTATGTTCGGTGGCTTCTCCAGATCTTGTTCCTTCGGCTGGTTGTGAACCTTAAACGGGTTGAGCGTGAACACATTCCCGAAGCCGTCCTTGTGATCGACGGTGTGCCCTTGCGTGAATATGCATCGGTTATATCCGCCGGGCCCGTACGTCTGCTTGGTGTGGCCACGCCACGAGCTTGCTGTACACTGCGGCGACTCCTCGGCCATCATGTCCTGGTACTCGGCCGCGAGCGGTGGTTCAGGTGACGGCGCGGGCTTGTCTATGAGTGCGTTGTACGCCCACGTCTCTGGAATCTTGATCGCGATGATATGATTCCTGTCCATCCAGTTGACCACGTCGGTCGCGTAGGCTGCAGCGTCGGGCCACGACATGCGCGCCTGCATCAGATTGGCCAAGTTCTCCTTGAACTCCTCAGGTGTCATATTTGCTCATTTCCCGGTAGTGGTGATCGCCCCAGCCAACCGGGCGGTCGTCTACAGTAATTCCGCATCCAGGGCATTCCCATACGGTGCAGTCAGCGTAGCGGGCGACTACCTTAACGCCCTGTAGATCGTACACGCGTCCGCACTTGGTGCATTGTACGGGAGTAGTCATGCCCTCGATTGTACGTAGCAGTTCGGCGTCGTACCGCTGCTGAAACCAGTAATCTTCTAGCGTCACTTCGCCTCCTTCTTTATGCGCGGTAGCGGGCGGTCTTCGACCTTGCCTGCGCCCTCGCAGTATGGGCACTGCGACTCGCCCTCGGGTAGTGAGGGCAGCCAGCCGTCGCCGCCGCACGCGGTACAGTCGATCTTCTTAATTGCCATATCTTCCTCCATACCGTATAACGCCCACGGCCTGGTTTCTATTTCCGGCATGAAGAAGCCCGGCTCGCTGAGAGCGACCTCGTGCGAGCCGGGCCCTTCTCCCGGACTGCTGAAAGGAAGATCGAGAAAGCACAGCCCGGAAGTTTCTGAGACAGCCTACCTTACTCACGAGCCTGCCTAGGAGCACTCGCTTTCATCCACCCTTCCCGTTTGGCCGCTCCACCCTATGGGACCTAGCCAGGGTTGTTGCCCCAGCCGGTATCGCCATTCACATGACCCAGCAGTCACGCTCTAAGGGCACGCCTCCTGGGCTGCCTCATTAGCCAGGGCGAGCGCCACGATCGGTTCGCTCCCCGCTGTAGCGGGCCCCGTCGCGCGATTCTAGCGTCCTGACAATCCTCTATTCAGTTTTGGCCGGGCCGGCAGGGGATACGACACCACTGGGCGGCCTGTTAGCCGTAGCCCGTCGTGGCTCTATACCGGATGGTCAGTCCGCAGTCGCTAACTTTCGTACTTACCCTGCCGGCCCTCGCTATTAAGTTGTTGGCTGGCCTAAACCCCGTTACCAGCCTCCCGTCTCCCACGTAGCGCACCCTTAGCGTTGCAACGCCGTAGCTCGCACCCGTTCCTAATCGGCGGGATTCCACGATCTTCAATTTTCTCGTTCACTAGCTATAACGCTGTTGAGTTTGGTTTTATTTCCGGTACCCCGGCCGGGCCGGAACGCGAGTACCAAGAACCCGGCCGGGGACCCTCCACCGCATGAGGAACGCGTGCTATCGCTCCTCGGGGGTAGCTTACCCGGTTACGCCCTCGGGCGCTACCTCCCACGGCCACGCGGCGTTACGCCCGGCCTCTAGCGCCGGGATGATGCGGAACGCGGCGTCGCTGAGCCCGCCCATCGTGTGGCGGTTGTCCTGACCTGACGGCAAGGCGCCGTGCGTGTACCCGCCGAAGTTCCAGATGTAAACTGGCGTTGTCCGCGGGATCAGGTCATCGATCTTCGTCGGCGGCATCGCAGCCGCGTCGTTCCCGTAGCCGAAGCGGTAGCCGTAGACGTTGCTCGGCAGTACGCCGGGCTCCGACTGCTCATCGGTCACGATCGCGACGCGGGTATGCTCCGGCCTGAGGTTCTCGCGAACGGCTCGCGGGATATCGGTGCCGGTACCGACCGGGCCCCCAGGGTCATCGCCCTTGTGAAGCCTCTCGATCACCTTGAGTACCGACTCTGCCTTTGTGAAAGGCACCTTCTGGTTGAGGCTCGAGAATTCCACAAGGTCGGCCCGGTCACAGCGGCTCGCGATAGCGGCGCCGAAGATAGCTGCGCCATCGGCCCAGTTGATGCTCGACTTCGCGCTGATGTTCCGGCCCCACATTGACAGGCTGCGGTCCACGAGGACGAGCGTGTACCCGTCCAGCCTAGGCACGTTCAGAAGGCTGTGGTTGATAGCCATCTCCAGCGGGTATGCCCACCGCAGGCTCGGCGCGTTACGGTACGCAGCCAGGAACCGGAACGGGAACTGCTGGCTCTTCCGGACGACGTTCGGGTTGGCCAGCCGGGCTACGATGCCCGCCGCTACCTCGTCACTCACGCCAGCCTCATCAAAGTTCCTGAGGTTGCGAACCTGAGCCATGAGGTTCATGACAGGGATCAGCGACTCCCACAGATCCTTCTTGTTGACCTTGCTGCCCACGAGGCTCAGGGCGTCTTCCCAGGTCAGACCGGCCTCGCGCAGTTTGTCGGTGTCGAGCAGGTAGCTCGGATAGTTGCCGGCGATCTCTCGTAGCCGCTGGTTCGCCTTCACCATCGACAGCTGCTCGGGTGGGGCTGTGCGGCCGTAGCGGCGCCCGACGAGCCAGCCGAATAGCTCGCGGGGTACTTCTCCCTGTGACGAGTGCTTGCGCTCCCCTGGGTGGCACAGGGCCAGTACGTCGGCGAACCTGATTCCATGTGAAGGGGTGTCGTACTTGAGCGCGCTGAACTCGTCCCAGTTCGCAGCTACCCAGTCACCGATGCCACGCCGGAGCGGGTTAGGCAGGGCCCGGCCGTAGGTCGCGAACCAGTAGGCGATTAGCTCGCCCGGCTCCTCGGCCCGGCCCAGCGAATGGGCGACCAGCTTACGGCTGCCTGGAACGCCCGCGTTCGTCATCGCTCGCACGGCCTCGGCCGCGATCATGATAGGCGCGGTACGCATGTTGGCGTCGGCGCGCAGCCATCGTGTAAACTCAGTCAGCCATCCGGGGTCGGCCGGGGCTACGGTATGAACCAGGCTGCGAAGCTGAATATTCCTGTCGTCTGCCTTCTCGTAGAAGGTGTCCTCGCCCAGATGGCTCACGGCCATAAGCGACAGCTGGCTCTTGTCGTCGCGCTCGTAGCCGGGCCCGCCCTCGTAGGTAGTACCGGCCTGCCCGGTCGTGCGAATGGGGCTGGCCTTCTGAGTGCGGGTGGCGGGCGTGTTGAACTTAGACATGACAGCGGCTCCTCTCAGGAGTCCATCGTGGGAGGAGCCGCTGTGCAGAGCGCCCGTGGTCTCGGCGGTACGGCTTAATTCTGTTGCTCTACCAAATTGAGCTACGGCAGCAAGCCGCCGACAGGACTTGAACCTGCAACAGACAGATTGAAGTAGCCGTGTCCTTCGCATCGGGCACTCGCGTGAACGAGTCCTCCCGTGGTCTTTCTGGCGCCGGGGTGCCCGGCCGAAGCTAGGCTGCTCTGCCAATTGAGCCATGGGGCTAACACCCCACAAGGACTCGAACCTTGAAGTACCCGTCGCCATTCGCATCGGGAGGGATGCTATTCAGTTAGTGCTCCCGTGGTCTAGTACGCTCCGGCGCCGCTTTCGCGGTTGGCAGTATCTCTGCTGCCCGTACATTCGGAGTTTCCTCCTGGCGAGAAGTAGCCGTTACGTTTCGCATCGGGAACCAGATCTTTAGTTGTGAGCCTCCGTGGTCTCGTGTGCTCCGGGAATGACGGCGCCATCGGCGCCGCTTCTACCGCAAGAAGTACCCGTTACACTTCGCATCGGAAGCTTCGCTCTTGAGTTTTTGAGCCTCCGTGGTCTTCGCAGCCTCGGGTCTTGTCCATTTAAGAGATGAAGGAACCGGGGCCATTCGCATCGGAGACTAACTTACTATACCCTACCCTAGCGCCCCGCGCTAGGGGTTTATTTCTTGTCCGGCTTCTGCTTCTTTGATGCCTTCGTTCCCTGCTTTGGCTGCTGGGCTGGGTGCTTCGGCCTCGCCTGCTGGTCCGCCTTGCGCTTAGGCTTATCAGCGGGCTTGTTGACGCCTGCCTTCTTTGAGCCGCCGCCCTTCTTCTTGTCCTGGAATCCCATCATTCTCCTCGTGCCCCTGGAAGGAATCGAACCTTCACCGGAGCGCTTTTAAGGCGCTGCCTCTGCCGCCTGGGCTACAGGGGCCGGTAGGTTCAGCCCCAGCCGTCAGCATCACCCGTCATCCCCAGGAAACCCCACGATTCTCCACTCATGTTCACCTCCTTCGATCCACTCACGCCAGGTAACTAGGCCGCTGTACTCACAGGCCAGCCATATGTCCTGCCACTCGGTGTCGATGTTAGGCATTGTCTAGCTCGTCGGCTGTTGTGTCTAGCAAGATCGCGATTGAATTAGGGTCTGTCCCCTCGCGAAGCTTCTCTGCGCAGTACCTCAGGCGATCCGGTATCGACCTACGCTTCAAGACAATGTGATTAGTCATGGTTCCAGGCCTCATCCCTGAGTTCTGGCTTGTCCTTGGCACGGCGTATGAATGTGATTGCGTGGCGCGTCGCGTCGCGGGCGTGCTCGGCGCCTGGGTGGTACAGGCCCCATGCCTTCAGCCGCTGGTCCGTCGCGGTACTCATGGCCATGGTCCGGCCCTGGACTACTATGCGGGCATCTGATAGCTCGCCTCTATATTTGGCATACTGAAGCTGGGCGGCTATGACTACCGGGCTCAGTAGTTCCTGATCCGTCGTCGGGTTGCTGGGCATTATGTCGAAGCCCTCAACAATCAACGCGGGGCCGATCTTGTAATCAAGGCTCTGCGTCTCGCGGGCTAGCCGGGCAATTTCGTGCGTCTGATCCTCGAAGGGCCCGTAGAACTGCCCAAAGTCCCACTCGATAATCTCGCCAGGGGCTCTGCCGTAAATGCTCTCGCGGGGCACGGTCAGCCGGGCCCAGCCGGTTGTTCCGCCTGGGTCTATGCCGATGACGTGCAAGTTTGGAGGGGTCATGATCGTCCTTTAGCCTGATCGCCGCTAGTATACCCTACCCGCGCGGGCGCCTAGCGCGCGAGGGGCGCCGGGGGTAAGCTTAAAGGTCTAGGGACGGATACGGGAAGGGGCGACGATACTGCCCGCCACCCCTTCCCGCTGAGCCCCCAGGCTAATAAGGGCTCTAACCAGTCCCCTACCGAACCGGTAACGAGCGAAAGGACGCGCTCAATGGCTAGTATAGCCGACGTTCCGGACGATGCGCTAGCCGCTCTCGAAATAGCCCGCGACCTGGTGCGTTCTGGTGTGCCGGTGTTCACGTGCCGTCTTACGCCCTCGGGAGACCCGAATCCGCCAGACCACTGGGAAACAACGCAGCCGGACATATCCGTTGTTGACTCGTGGCGGCCGGGCCGGGCCCTGTGCGCGGTCACTGGGGTGGTCTGTGACGTTATTGATATTGACCCACGTAATGGCGGTATGGAATCGTTTGAGCGTCTTTCGCGAGCTCTCGGGGACGACGGCCCAGAGGTGTTCCTGAAGGTAGCTACGCCTAGTGGCGGGCTCCACCTTTACATAGCCGCTACCGGTATCGGGTCTCGCAAGTTCAGGGAATACCCAGGCATTGATTTTAAAAGTGGCAAGAAGGACGGCTCGTCACGCGGCTTCGTGTTCATGCCGCCTACTGCGCGGCCGGCCAAAATTGGGCCGCGAACGCTCGCGGGCCCGGACAGGATTCCCTACCGGCCAAAGAAGCTGCTGCCGTTTCGTTTTGATGATGACAAGAGCGTTCAGTTCATTCGCGATTTTGTCTCGCGGCTCGGGGCCGGGCCGGGTGCGGCGAGTGGCCGCCCTTCTCTTGACTCGCTTAAAGACGAGTGCATGGAGGCGCCTGCTGGCGCCCAGCGTGAGGTGTTGCTATCGTTCGTTCTTGAACTTGAGAAGCGCGGCGAGGAGCCGGGCCGGATTGAAGACAGTACTCTTGAGCTAATGCTTGAGATGCCGTCATTTGATAAGCATGACCCGTATGCTGACAACAGGCGCACGCGGCAGTACATCAGAAGCCTACTTCATGACGCTGGCGTGATAATCCCAGACGAGACAGACCCCGAGAACCGGGCGATGCTCCGGAATATGCCAAAGATGCGGCCCATGACCGCTGGGCTTGTGCGATCTCTAGACTCGGTTGTTGATGAGCGTGTTGAGTGGCTCGCCATGGATCTTCTGGCTTTTAGGGAACTGACCTTGCTTGATGGCGAGAAGGGTGTTGGGAAAAGTTTCACGGTTGACTGGTTCGCGGCCTGCGCGTCTCGTGGCCTGGGCTTCCCTGGTGTTGAGGTCATTTATGGCGAGGCAATCGATGTCATGATATTCACGGACGAGGGTAACATGGCGTCTATCACAAAGCAGCGTATAAAGGTTGCGGGCGGAGATCTGGGGAGGATTAAGATCCCCGGCATCAAGGTGCCCAGGGGGAAGGACAAGTCGGTTGACTGGGAACTTGCCCTCCCGGACGGCGCCGAGATGATCGGCAAGATGATCGCGGAATCGGGCGCTCGTCTGGCAATCTTTGACCCCATTACCGACTTCATGGGTGAGGACATCAACACCCACAATGATGCGCAGGTTCGCCGGGCCCTGCGGCCGCTCGCGCTAGAGCTTGACAGGGCGGGGTGTAGTGGTCTGGCCATCCGGCATATGAACAAGGACACCCGCGCAGAAGCTAAGTACCGTGGTTCTGGCTCGACCGCTTTCCAGAACCGGGCCCGCATTCACCTGATAGCCCGCGAGCTACCTCTCTCGGCTGGCGCGTCGGGTGTCCCCGGCAAGTTCGGCATAGCCATGATTGACACAAACCTCGCGCCCAGGCGTGAGGGTGCTCTCTGCTATGACATCATAGATTCCTCGCAGGATATGGACGACCTAGGCAACAAGGTCGGAATGTGCCAGTGGCACGGCTGGTTTGATGTTGATCTCAAGCATGGTGATAGGCCCAGGCATGGCCCGGCGCCATCGGCTGAGCGTGAATCGCTAGAGCTGCTGCTGACCGAGATGTTCTCTGAGCGCGACACCTGGGGCGCACTTGAGGCGCAGGCAGAGATTGATAAGGCTGGCCTGCTCATGAACAAGAACACTGTAGCAAAGGTGCTGAAGGATATCGGCGTACGCCGGGCGCGCTCGTTTGACGGACGTGGGGCGCTCGTCGGCTGGGTATGGACCGTCAAGAAGGAATCTGTCGCGGGTAGGAGGACCCATGATGGCGATTAGCGAGAATGACATGGAAGCGATCCGTGTTGTGTCTGGTTCTGTGTATGACTGGCTCGGGCTCGCCCTAGGTGTCCTGCGAGGTAGGGAGGACTCCTGTTCTAAAGGGGCCATCCTTGCTATCGAGGGTGCTATAACTGCTAATTCTGTGGTGTACGACGCCGCAACGCGGGCTCTGAATGTTTAGGTAAGGCTAACGCGCGGGGTAGCGCCTAGGGTTCTCCCCGTACCACAACCGACCGTAGTCACTATAGGTTCTATCATGTCAGGCCCTGTGCCTAGCATAGGGGTAGTAGGTTCTATCAGGTAGGTGGGTTTTGCAAGCATATTTCACCTGGTCGCGCATAGAACCTATAGTGACTAGTCCCTGTGCCTACAGTAGCGAATGTGCTCTCACCTGATAGAACTTATAGTTACTACAGTAGTTGGGGATGTATACGCGCGAGGCAGGCTGAAGGTGAAGTCACTAGTGAAACTGGGAGGGGTGAGTTCTGAGCTGACTGCTGTGCTACCACCCCTGAGTTCACGTGCGTGTGTGAGTCTAAAACGACCACAATCCTCCCTGGTATCCTGAGTTAACCTCTTCACAGAAGCAAAAATCTGCAGCAGCACATCCTGAGTTCGTAAACTGTTAACCAAGACTGGTAAAAAAGTTTCCAGTATAAGGATAAAATTAAAGGATAAGGATAAGGATAAGGATAAGGATAACAAAAAAGGATCAGGATCAGGATAAGTATCATCCCATGATCATAAGCCGAAACTGATCAAAAGCCGATGACGCTACGTATACGCCGAGGCGCCGAAACCTAGCACGAGCCGAAACTGCGCCCGCGCCGAAGCCGCGCGCACGCCGACGCACAGAACTGGTCGCCCATGTGCACACCACAACAGCAGACCACGGGGCCAGACCAGAACCGCACAGTAGGACCCCCGACCGGGCCAGGTGGAACAAAACGCGCGCCCGCGCGTCAAACGCGCGCGGAACGCAGGCGCGCACGCGCACGCGCGCGAGGGCGCGCGGGAAAGGCGGAACTGCGATCTTCGTCGTCCCGGCCGCCGAGCTCCCCCGGCCGCGCTCGCGGTCGGCGCCTACGGGCCCGGCCGCGCGGCGCCGCGCTCGAGAAACCGCAGTTTGTAACGGTTCGGTAACGATATCGCAAAATCCGCCGTAGGCGTAGCGCGTTAGGCCTGGTAGCGGTACTTTTGTACTAGGCGCCCGACCGGGCGCCGGTAAGGGCCGATCGAAAGGAAGATCGAAATGGCCTCGATCCGAAGCTTTACCCGTAGCGCGCTAGCCGCGCTACGCGACGCGCTCGCCGGTATCGGTAACGCGCTCGCCTACGCCTCGCCCTCGTTCGTCGCGTTCGCCGCTCGCGAGCGGCGCGAGGGTCGCGAGGTTCGGGCCCCGTTCGGGTACGTACCCGTTCGCGGCTACTCGCCCGTTCGCGAGGCGCGCCGAATCTGCCGAAACGCGGTAGCGAAGTGAACCGCGCCTACCGGCGCCCGGCCGCCGACCTAATCGCCCGTAAAAACGCGGCGACGCGCGCCCGTACCGAAAGCGCGATAGCCCGGCAGAACGATCTTCGGGCTCGCCGCCTCGTTCGTAGCGAGGCGATCGCGCTCGCCGCCGAACGCGAAGCGCGCGAAACCGACCGGGCGAACCGGCGTAACCGTAACCGTTCGCTAACGCTACTCGTAGCGCTCGCGATGGGGTTTCTCGTACCGTCGGTACTACTACCGCTACTACCGGCCGGTTTCGCCTCGTACTCGTTCGTCGTAATTATTATTCCCGACGCGCTAATTACGCTTTACGCCTACGTTAAGCGCTACTAGCCGATAGGGCCCGGCCGGGCGAGCGCTACCCGGCCGGGCCCGTTCGGGTAGCCGCGCCTACCGGCCCGGCCCGACCGAAAGGAAGATCGAAAATGACTAGCGAATCCCTCGCCCGAATCGACGCGCGAGCGCGCGCTACCGGTCTCGTTCGCGACGCGCGGTACCGGCTTAGGTACCCGCCCCGAAAGCGCGACTACCCGCGCGACGCCGAATTTACGGCTACGCCGGGCCCGTTCGCGGCTAGCCCGTTCGACGCGGTACGGCCGGGCGAGCGCGCGACGGTAGCCGTACCCCGGTACGATCTGCCGGCCGGGGTCGCCGCGACCGATCCCGACGACGACGACGTAGCGAGCGCGGCGAACCTAGCCGCGCTCGCGAGCCGCGACCCGAACCTACGCGACCGCCCGAACCTACCCGCCGACGAACGCGCGGCGATCGCCCGGTACGACGACGACGTAGCGCGCGGCTCGCTACCGGCGCCCGGCCCGTACCGGCCGGGCCCGTGGCTACGCGCCTACCGAAGCTACGCGAACCGGTACTAGGCGATGTCGATCTTTAACGCGATCTTGTGGCTCGCGCTAATTTACGTCGTCGTCGCCGCCGTACTCGTTACCCTCGCGCGGTGGGTTCGCCGCTTCTAGCGCGCTCGCCCGCCTCGCCCTAGGGCCCCGGTACCCGCCCGGTACCGGGGCCCTTAGCGTCGCGCTACGCGCCGCGCGGCGCGGTCGCCGTAGAAGTCCCGCAAGATCGTTTTCGGTGTGTGGTTTACCGTTTTGTGCCCGAGTGGTATTCCCGCATTTTAGGCTGCAAACATGAATTCCACGTCCTCCAGGACCAAAATCCCCAATTTCACCACCTCCAGACCCGGAACCCATTAGATAGCGCCAAAAGCCCATTGCATACCACTGAAGTAGCCATATACCCCTCGATGGCGTATACTAGAAACTACCCTACTATAACAGAATAACATTCGCCCTAGGGGGACACTATGGCGCCTAAGACACGCAGAACATCAAACCCAGTCACCTCAACAACTATTCACCGTCCAGCCGCGCCTGCGGCGGATCAGGCAAAGCCGCCCAGAACCAGTGCGGCTTCCGGCCCGAAGATCGGCCAGCCCTCGAAAAACCCCACGCCACGAGTCCGCAGCAAGCACGACAGCCTCCACCCTGTCAATGACCCGCGACAACCGGGTTACGACCAGTCATCTCACCTCCGTCATTGCTACTGCCTTTGTAGTCAGTGCTGGCTTCCCACGACGCCCTCCCGCCGTAAGCCAACCCCGGAGGAACTCAAGAACAACAAGCGCCTCTCCGGCGCAGCGACGCTTCACTATACCGGTACGTGCATCTGTATGGACTGCCCCTGCCGTTCCTGGCGCCCCACGAGTTCCCTTTCCGCGCTCGTAACGCGCCTGCCGGGGAGATGAGGACACCTCACCATGAGCGCCATCCGGAAACCACGGACCATGAATGCCTATGACAAGGCCTGGTGGGCAGCCGTTGTCGTGACGCTCGCGACCGGTGCTCTACGCCTTTACTTCGCCTGGGCCCTCGGCATGATTCTAATGCTGTCCTTCGCGTGGCTTTCCTACCGCCATGACCTTGCCCGCATTCACGAGGCGGTAGAGGAAGCCAGAAGAAAAGAACAAGAAGCCAACAACACCCCAGACAAAGATGACAGCCATGATTGAGGGCGCGCTTATCGCACTCGTCTCCGCGCTCGCAGGCGGCGCGTTCGGGCGGTACCTCAGGTTCACGCGCCACCCCAGGAACAAGCCCGTCAAGCCAATCTGCGGGTGTAAACACCACTTCTCTTTCCATGACCCAAAAACTGGCGAATGCCATGGCCTCGTGGACGGATACGGCACGCCAATCCGCGATGAGAAGGACCGTCCTGTCAAAGACGTTTACGGCGACGTCCAGAAGAGCTACAGTAAAGTCCAGTGTTCATGCCGGCACTACGCTGGCCCGGAGCCACTGCCTTCTTTGTACGCAAATGAGATTGCGAGCTAACCCGGCATCACCATCTATCAGACACTAGTGAAATGGGAGAATATGCCAGCCCCCTCGATTACCGAACAGACTACCAGCTTTGCTAAGAAGCTCCAGCCAGGGCACATCCTCGCGGTTCGCACCCCCTCGGGAATCTTCGGCGCCGACTGGTGGATCCGGCTCCAGGCTGCCATCCAGAACAAGCCGTCCTTGTCCAATCATATTGCCGTGTTCCACCACTGGGACGCGCACGGCGTTCCGCAGTGCATTGAGGCGCGGCCGGGCGGGACGGGGTGGCGGGACGCCCGCGAGTACCTTCAGAGCCCTTACACCGTCACGAATGCGGGCCAGGTACTGACGGCCCGCCAGTCCTCCGCAATTGCCTCCGCAGCCGAGGCTTTGCTCAAGACAGACTATGACTGGCAGGCCATTATTGATGATGGCTTCCGGACGTTCGGGATCGGCATTCCGGGGTGGAATCCGACGTTCACCAGTAACACGGGAATCTTGGTACAGCCCACGCACGTGGATTGTAGCGCGCTCGCGGCCTATGCCTACTACAAGGCGCATGCCCAGGCGCCGAAGCCGCTACGGACCGTGACGCCCGATGACTGGGTTGACTTCATTATCCGCAGGGAGTGGGAGGTAATGGCCAGTGCCCTTTAGCAACCGCCGTACCCACATGCAGACAAGGCCACACTTGTATGTATCCAGCCCGTTCAGCCCCAGGTGCGAATGTGGGCTTCAGGAGAACCATAGAAGTCACCAGTCACTCGCCTGGCGAATCTTCCACCCCACAAAGGAGTGGCGCACATGAGTGCTCATACGGACGAAATGCTTAAGCAGTATGCGATTCGCATGGGCTTCCGAGCCGCTTAAGGATGACGCCGTGTTCAATTATCAGGTGGAATTCATCCGGGAGGCTATGGCGCGGGTCGAGATCGTCCTTCAGGACAATGAAATCCCAGGAGGTGTTATCGACCGCTGCCTGAAGGGCCTGCTTTATGGGTGGCCGAATGAGTCAGATTCCCACCTGAGGCAAGAACAGATGAAGAAGATCGTGGAACTTGGGGTCCACGCTCCGCCAGACCCGTACCATCCGCCCGGCGCTCGCGCGCCGAGGAACTGGTGACATGACAAACCGAGAGCGCCGGATGCTAGAAAGGGCAGAGGTACAGGCTGCCCGGCTTCCGCCAGTTCAGTACCGCGCGGTAATGGCCATTATTGGCAGCGCAATCAACATTCTAGGAGGATCAAGTGACATTTCCACGCAACCCTACGCCGCAGCCCAGCGCCCACACCAGTGACCAGTGGGCCGACCGGCATCCGAGTACGCAGCAGATCATGCGTTACTTCACGGACGGCGGGCATCTCAGCAACGCCGAGGCGCGGCAGGTGACCGTGTCGTGTACCCGGCTCGCTACCGAGATGACCAAGCGGCTTCACGACGGGCCCGAACTGACGACCGGACTCAGGAAGCTACTGGAGGCCAAGGACTGTTTCGTCCGGTCTCTGCTATAGCCCCATAGACCCCGGCCTTGGTCCCCCTAGGCCGGGCGGCGGAGCGCCTCGGTCCCGTCCCTGCACCTTGAGGCGCTCCGCCCGTTTACGGAATGAGGAGAAATGAAGAGAACAATTGCCGTTGCGGCAGCAACTCTCGCCGCAGCAGCCATAGCGATACCGCTCGGTGCCGTGCCGGCACCGGCGCAGTCGTCACCCATTCAGCACGTTGTCGTGCTCGACCTAGAGAATCACTCGTTCCAGAATCTGCTGGGGTTTTGGTGCCAGAACAATCCGAGGTGCGGGTCCGGCGACGCGATGCCCGCGAGCGTAACCCTTAGCAATGGCGCCGTGGTGACGCCCAGCACTGATCCAGATATTGTGCCTCCGGTCGATCACTCGATGAAAAGTCAGCTGGCCGCAATGAACAAGGGCCAGATGAACGGCTGGGAGAGCCAGAAGAATGGCTGCGGCGCGGCCACGCACTACGCGTGTGTGTCTGGATACCAGTCGAGCCAGGTGCCGAACCTGACAGCATTGGCCGGGGCCTATGCCATGAGCGACAGGTTCTTCTCCATGAAGGACTCGCCAAGCTGGGGCGGTCACATGTACGCCGTCGCGGGCACCACAGACGGCTTTACCGGCGACAACCCGCATACCGCGCCCGGCGTAGCAGCAGCGAACGGGTGGGGTTGCGACAGCAACAAGGTTGCTGCATGGGGCAGCTTCGGCTTTCAGCAGGGCGTGGACCAGCCAAGCTGCGTACCGGACTACGGCCTGGGCCTGCCGAATGGCGGCGCCTTTGAGCCGACGCGGGCCCTGTATGTGCCGACGATCATGGATCGTCTTGACGCGGCTGGCCTTTCGTGGAGCATATATGGCGCGACGGGTGGGCCTAGCTACATCTGGTCTGTGTGCCCGACATTCGCCGAGTGCCTGTACGGCCCGCAGAAGCAGCACATGGTGGATCAGCCACAATTCTTCGCCGACGCGCAAGCTGGAACCCTGCCGAATTATTCGCTAATTACCGGCGACGGAGCGACTAGCTGCCACAACGGGGCGCCGATGTCTGCGTGCGACAGCTTTATCGGGCAGGTAGCGAGCGCGGTCATGAACAGCCCCGAGTGGTCAAGTACTGCCCTGTTCATAACGATGGACGACTACGGCGGCTTCTACGACTCGGTACCGCCCGGCGTCAACCCCGACAGCACGCAACAGGGCCCCCGGCTACCCCTTGTCGTGGTCAGCCCGTACGCCGTACCGGCATCAACAGACAGCACGCCGTCGTCATTCGCTTCGATCCTGGCGTTCGTGGAGCACAACTTTGGGCTGGAGCCTATGGAGGCCAACGACCAGAACGCATACCCGCTTACCGGCATGTTCAATACGGCGGCTCCGCCTCGCCTCGGCCACCGGCCCGCGATGGTGACGCGTCCAATCCCACGAGGCGATCACATCGTCTGGTCTGAGCTACGGCAGGGCAGCTAGAAATTTCTGCCCTTGCCTGGACGTTATACTAGGTGAAGGAGGATTATGGATATCCCCAGAGCCTACAACGAGCTAAACTACACGACGACGATTGCCGCGAGGCGGGCGCTCGGTAACGGCATGGCTCGTGACGAGGTGGCAGACGAGCTATACGCGCTCGCGGACGCAATAAAGGATCCGGGATCGGTAGCCGAGAACATGAGTCCGATCGGCCCGCTACAGGATGACCCGACGTGGGAGGAGGTTCTGAACATATGAACCCAATTCTACAGCACGCCATCCGCGTCGCGGAGGGCGCCTACGCCGACGCCGAGAAGAGCGGCCTGACGCCTAGCGCGAGCTACGACTACGCGTGGGACCACGCGTTTGAGGCGGCTACCGCAGACGGGCTTCGCCCCGTCGATGCTGCGGCCGTCGCGACGAGCGCCGCGAGCGACGGCGCCCAGGACGACCCGAAGGGCTACAAGGATCTGATCGCGCCGCATATGTGCGGGCAGAATACGTGGCCCTACACGGAGCACAATTACTGCGTAGAGAACGCCGGGCATAGCGGCGACCACAAGGACGACAAGGGCCGCAGCTTCGGGCCGGGCGGCTACACGGACAAGACCCTGAAAGGAACAGAATGACTACAGAGACGGTTTACCTTCAGCGAGATGACGGCAGTATGATGCCGGTCACGCATACCGTAGAGGAGTCGGTACAGGAAGAACCGATAGCCGAGAAAGTGCCTTATGTGATTATCACATGGCCCGGCGACCCGGAACGAGATGAGGAACTTTATGGCCCGTTCCAGTGTGCTACGGGCGCGCTCGAATGGACCATCAAGTGTCAGGAGGCAGCTGCACGAGGGCACGAGCTACTCAAGGACGCCTACTACGTCATCACAGGGATTAGCGCGCCGTTCGACCCGGACGAGCTACCGCTGTGACCTACTACCATGCGACCATGAAGCAGTTCAAGCCGGGAGACCGGGTTGAACCGGGGCATCCGGCGAACTTCTCATCGGTACCAGGAGAATGGGTTTTCCTGTCAGACAACCGTGAGGCGGCTGAGTTCTGGATAGATTTCCTCGGCGGCGAGTCGATGGCCGAGAAGCTAGGCTACTGGCCCGACGTGTTCTTGTACGAGGTTGAGCCAGAGGGACATCTAGAGCCCGATCCCTGGTGCGTGTACTTCAAGGTTGAGGGCTGCTGGATGTCGAGGAAGCCCTTCAAGATCGTGAAGGACGTGACGAATGAGCTACAGCAGACTGGATAAGCATATACCGCTCATAATCCATGTAATGTGGATTATCGTGATAATCGCGGCCTGCGTACTGGCGATCCGGTTTCTGCCGCACCACAGCTACGTGCTGCCGACGCCGCGCCACCCGCTGCCGATCGGCACCCGCCGCCCGTTCATTCCGGGGGTCAACTCAGGATAACCTGAAAGGAGGAAGCATGGAACAAATCGAGTTTGACAGAGTATACCAGTTCGATGTTGGCGGAGTCCACGTTGTGTTTGGCCGTACCGTCAAGGACGGCACTAGTGGCCCGGTCATCTATGGCGCGGCCTTGTCCGAGCGCGACCTGCGCCAAGAAGCGGGCGGCTATGGCGCTACCGAGGCGGAAGCGGCAGCCGACCTGTTCAGGAAGATGGCCCCGCCTCCAATGCCGGGAATCTTCGGGTAAAGCGGGGGTAAAGCCCCTGGTGGCTTTCCGCCGTTCAAGATTCTTTAGGCCGATCTTCCGGCCGGGCTTTACTTCGGAGCCGATCTTAGGTATAACTCGTCCCAACGCTACGTAGCTCAGGGACGGGACCGTGGCCACACGCAGGGCGGCATCAAACGGCAGCACCAGTGTTGCCGACCTCTACCGGGGCCGGGCTCGCCTGGCCCTTATCCGTGATCTGGCGATGCAGGAATGGTCGCATGCGGAGATCGCGGCCGATCTTGGCGTACCCACCAGCGATGTCGCCGCGTTCGCGGCCGAGCATGGGGACGAGATTTCCGAGGTGCGTGCTGCCCTAGCAGGTCAGCTCGCCATCGAGACGGCCGGGCTCTGGATCACCAAGAAGCAGTACAGGCTGGCGGAGCTCCAGGCAGACTTTGAGGACACCGCTGATGAGATCGCTGGCCTCCGCAGCCAGAAGGCAGCGAACCTCGGAGTAGGCAGCCGCAAGCACTACAACCTGAACCGCATTCGCCTGTCGATCCTGGCGGCGGTCGCGAACGAGATTGAGCCGCGACGGCCGGGGCCGAAGCTGGACGAGCCGGACGCCGACAACGTCGTGCACTATGTGATTGACGCGCCCGGCATCACGGAGAACCTGACGTGAGCGGCAGCGACTGGGCGACGATATGGCCCCCGCTACCTTTGCGGGTGCGGGCCCGGCTAGCCGTACAGAGGCGAATCGACCATGTTGCTATCTGGCTCGTGGACAGGCATCGTTACCGGGTAGCCATTGGTCTGTGGAAGGTTACCGGGGGATGGTTATGAGCGGCGGCGCGGGCCCCAGCGTCCCCAGCGTAGTGGTACTGCCGCCAGACCCCGCGCCGAAGCAGCCTCGCGATCCTGTGAGCGCAAAGGTCAGCAATGGCGGCCTCGTGGGCGTGGCAGGGCTGCTCATTACCTGGGGGCTTACTTACTTCATTCCTGCGTGGCATTCGGGCATTCCGCCCGCGCTCGCGGGCATCATTCCCGGCGCCCTATCGGTAGCCGGGTATCTTCTGGGCGGCTACTTCAGCAAGCATCAGGCGACGCTAAGAGAGGTCACGGCGGCGCTTCTATTTGCTGAGAAGGTTAAGGCGGCTGCGGGGCCAAAGCCCTCACTCGTCTTCAACCGGCCCGTAGCCCCACCCTCAGGCGCACCGTCGCCTGGCCAGACCTCGCCAGGCGGCGGTGCAAGTGCAGACGGGTAACAGCATAACATGCGACACCCCTGCAGAGCCGGGCTGCCAGAAGATCGGCGCCGTAGCGAGCGTATGCCAGGTTGAAGGTAGGCAGTACCACCTGTGTCATAACTGCTCGCGAGTCTGGAAGGCGTATGCGCATGGCGACGAGCAGCTGTCGGTACGCTGCCCGATCTGTGCGCCGCACTACGTCCAGCGGGCTGAGCAGTCAGATATGTCTCGTGCTATGGCGGAGCGGGCCCGGTACCGGGTAACGCCGGATGACCCGATCCTCCAGGGGCCCCTAGCTGACGTCCTCGACAATGCCATGTTTGTCGAGGGCGTACTGGCGCCGACGCGGCGAGCCGTACTGGCTCGCCTGTACCGGCTTACCGAGGCGGACGACTCTGGCTATGTCGCGATGCTGCTGGCCCAGATGCATAAGCCGCAGGTGCCGGCATGAACATGACAGTCATGATTAATGGCGTGCCTCAGAATGCTACGACAGGGAATCTGTCGTATCCACCTGTGTACTGCCCTGACTTGATGCGCCTGGATAACGTCGGCGAGGCGGACGGGCTTCGTGGCCGGGTAGTACGCGCTTTCTTCCATCTGATGCGGCTGTGGCCTGTATGACAACTTTGTCGCCAGCACGCCGGGTGTTGAGTTTCGACTCAATCGCCAATGCTGGCGACTACTGTCTGTCTGATGTTCTACACGGTGATGAGCTGAAGCCTCAGATTTGGTTCCTGCTCCCTACCCATAAGGGACAGGACAAGTTCGACCGGCCGGATGAGCATTCCGGGCTACATGGAATCAGCATGCCGCCATGGACTTTCACTGTCCATACTGACGGGTCGGTTTCGGCCAGCCCGTCGATCGGCTGTGGCGGTCAGCCCTACTACTGGCACGGCTACCTAGATCCAGGCAATGTCTGGAGGCAGCTGTGAAGACAATGACGGGCAGCAACAAGCAGCACCATTATGGGCCGCGTGGCGCCTGTCGTAAGCTGTTCGGCGCCCGCAATAGCGAGGTTGTGCTATCGGGGCCTGCCGGAACTGGTAAGTCCAGGGCGTGCATGGAGAAGCTGCACATGATGGCGCTGGTCAACCCTGGCATGAGAGGGCTGATCTGCCGGAAGACAGCTACGTCCCTCTCCAGCACGGCCCTGGTTACGTGGCGGCGGTTCGTGGTCAACGATGCCCTGCTCAATGGGGATGTGAGCTACTACGGGGGCAGCGGCCAGGAACCAGCGCAGTACAAATACAGGAACGGCTCGGTTATCGCGATCGGCGGCCTGGACAAGATTAGCAAGATCATGTCCGCTGAATATGACGTGATCTACGTCCAAGAGGCGACTGAGCTAACCGAGACGGACTGGGAACACCTTTCGACTCGGCTTAGGAACTGGGTTGTCTCCTTTCAGCAGCTGATTGGCGACTGTAACCCTAGCGCGCCGACGCACTGGCTCAAGCTGCGCAGCGGCACCGGCAAGGTTCTTATGATGGAAACCCTTCATGAGGATAACCCGGTGCTTTTTGATGAGGTGTGGCCGCCGCAGCATAAGGCCCACGAGGACGCTACAAAGTGTAAGTGCGAGCCGACCTATGAGGTGACCGAACGGGGCCGGAGTTATCTCGAGAAACTTGATGGCCTGACCGGCGTTCGCTATCAGCGGCTGCGGCTGGGCCGCTGGGTCGCGGCCGAGGGCGTCATCTTTGAGGACTTCGGCGAGCCGCATATCCTCGACAAGATCCCAGTAACCGACGATATTGAGGTTGACCCGAACGGCGTCCCCTTGTCGTGGCTTAGGTACTGGTCGATTGACTTCGGGTTTGTTAACCCATTCGTGCTCCAGTGCTGGGCCCGCGACGGCGACGGCCGAATGTATCTGTACCGCGAGCTATACATGAGCCACCGGACGGTTGATCAGCACTGCCGCGAGATCATCACGATTGTCGCGCCGAATGGTATCTGGACGGAGCCCAAGCCAGTATCCATCGTCGCGGACCACGACGCGGAGGGGAGGGCTACATTCGAACAGAAGCTAGGGATGAGCACGCAGCCCGCCCATAAGAGCGTGCTAGAAGGCATTGATGCTGTGCAGGTGCGCTTGCGCGACGCGGGCGACGGCAGGCCCAGGCTCTTCATTCTCAGGAGTGCGCTAGTTCGTAAAGACCCTGTCCTGACCGAGATCGGCAAGCCCGCCTGCACCCTTGAGGAAATTCCGGCCTATGTCTGGGCCGACAAGCAGAAGGAACAGCCGGTCAAGATGGACGACCACGGCTGTGATGCCCTGCGGTACGCCATTGCGGAGCAGGACTTCGGCGTCCGCGTACTCTACCGGACGGTGGCAGTCGGATGACCGAAGCGTACACAGTTTACCATCGCCAGATCGAGAGTCACGATCCACGGCTGAAGCGGCACGTACGGCATGACAGCCGTAGCCTCGCCCATCAGGCAGAGCTGGCACCCTCGCCTGTGAACGTGTACTGGGCGAGCCAGGGCCTGCCGCTGAATCAGCTGAACATCGGCAAGTGTACCTGCGAGGCGGCGTGTGGCCGGATGAATAGCCGCCCGGCTCAGTCGAAGCACCGCTACACCGACGCCGACTCCGACGTGCTCTATGAGCGCGAGACGGAGATTGAGGGCTTTCCCTGGTAGCCAGAGAA